AAAACAGATAGTGTATAAAATGTTCCTTCTTTTAAGACTGGACTAAACGTTACATTACCCTCTAAATAGTATTTATTTTTAGTAAATGTTAAACCAGAGTATGTCACTGGTGTGTTTGTGTCTTGGTCTGTAATAATAATACCATCAGCAGAATATTCTCTAGGAATAAACTTTAATTGCTGTGCGTTAGCACTTGTAGTTAGTATTATCATTAAAAGCTTTTTTAAATAACGAAAAAAGGGCAAAAGTGTTTTATATAAAAAAAGGGTACTCGTTAGAATACCCTTAATTTAAGAAAAATGTATAAAAATTAACTTCCTACTACAACAACAGTATTAGTTGTATCTCCAATAATTGCAGAGTCTACAAAATATGCTGGTTGTTTTTCAGTTCCAGTAAATGTTATGTTATAGCCATTTAAATCTCCCATAGCTGCTCCAGTAGCTGTATTAACAGCACATTCACATCCATTTTCAATTCCAGCTAAAAAGTAATTCCCATTATAATCTTGTACGATTACTTGAGGTCTTCCATAACTTAATAATTTTAATTCTTTACGAGTTGCAAGGTCTTGTTTCTTTAAAACTATCGTTCCAGTTTGTGTCCAGAATGACGTTCCATTTTCCCTTGAGTTCTCGTTTGTTTGTTCGAAAGAGTTAGCTCCTTTTAAGTCGTATTTGTAAAAAGTTAAAGGAGATGCAAAAGCAGTAATCTCATCGTCAGTTCCAAAAGTAGCAGTTCCTAATAAACCACTTGTATAATTTGAGATGTAGATTGCTATTATCCCTCCAACCGAGTCTTTACAAGGCTCTAATCTTCCAGCAGTAATATCACAAGACATATGTTTAAGTTTTTTGAGTTAATAATATAAAGGGAGGTTTTACCCTCCCCTTATTTAGTTTAATTATCCAGCGTAGTAAACTACGTCAGCACCTACTCCTATTGCAGCAGCAGCAGTAAATCTCATTACAAGTCTTACGTTTTGACTTCCATCAATTGGAGTCATATCAATTACTCTTACTTCGTTGTAATCGTTAAGTAATCCAGTTGCAAAGAAAAGGTTACTAGATTGAGCAGCTATCATTGTATCATCTGACATTCCTCTACCTACAAAGATTGGAATACCACCAAATGATAAGCTTCCTCCTCCGTACCATTGAGTACCTTTGTTATCAGAACCAGCGTTTGATGTTGCAGCTACAGCAAATCCACCTAAAGCTCTAATGTATAATTTAGCAGCTTTGTTAGATACGTATAACTTTAAATCTTCTTTTCCGTAAAGTGCGTTTGGAATTAAATCCACAACTCTTTGCATTTCATCAATGATGTTAGCAGCAGTTAAAGGAATTGGCGAAGATACATCTAATACTGTTGCATCAGCAGCAGCAAGAGTTTCTAATCCGTTGTATTCTCCAGCTTGCGCTCCACCTAAATTTCCAGTCCAGATATTAGTTTCGTTTGCAGCAGCAACTTTAGATGCTACGTGTCCTACTAAATAATCAGCGAATGATGATGGTAATCCGTTTGGATTGAATGCAGAATATCCCATTTGAATTGACTCCCAAGTGTTGATAAAGTCAGACTTACATAATTGTAAGTTTACTTGAAATTCTTCTGGTTGAATAACTACTTCAGTTAAGTTTACGTTTGAAGAAGCAGAAAAATCACAAGTTCCATCTGCGATTAAGCTACCAGTTTCAATTCTTTGAATAACTGATTTAAATTTTACGTTTGGCATAACTTCTACGCCTCCGTCTTCAATTGTTGAAGCGCTTAATAAAGCAGCGCTAATGTACTTTCCAGCAAATTCTCCAGCATAAGTTGAAGTAATGTTTACTGTAGTCGCAAGGTCTATCTTATTTGACATAATTTTGGTTTTTAATTTTTAGTTTTTAAATAATTTAGCAAATACTCTATCTTGAGTACTCATTGGTTTGTTTTGAGCGTAAAGGTTCATTTCTACTTCTCCTTTAGACTCTGGGTTATGTTTGATTGGTTTTACATCAGCAGATAACTCTACTTCTGTTTCTTCGGAACTTAAGTCTTCTTTATCTTCGTACTTGGCTTTTAATTCTTCCATAGCATCTTCAAGATATTTCATTCTTTCTTCCATTTTACTCATATCCATTACTTCTTCTTCTTCAGCAGCTTCAACTTCTTCCACAACTGGTGCTTCTACAACTTCTTCTACTACTTCTTCAACTGCTTCTTTAACTTCAGAGATAATACCATCTTCTTCAACGATAACTGTAAAGCCATCATCTAAAAGGTACTCTCCCTTTGGTACTGCAATTCTTTCATCTTCATCAGTAATGATAAAGATTTCTTTACCAGCTTCAAAAGAATCAGCTTCAAAGCGAGTTCCGTTTTCCAACTTTCTCTCTTCTAACTGAACTTCCAAACCTAGTAATGTCTTAACTTTGTTAAGGGTTTCTTTAGAGTTCATATATATTAATTTTAAGTATTTACTTTTTTATAAAACGAATTACTATATTTACTGTTGTAAATTCGTTATGGATGTGCTGTTAAACAAGCTGTACAATCGTTATAAAGCGTTGCAGTATCTACGTGTTGTTCTCCACTTTGTTTAACTTCTAATACTGTATAACAGTTGCTATGACCAGTATTTTCAAATTCTAAATAATACACATTACCTACAACTAATTGTTGATTATGTAAATGTATTTCTTTTTGCATACTATGACCACATCTTTGTACTTTGTAATAATACTCATCTCCAATAGGAGCTTCTCCACTTGTTTTACCAATTCCTTGATTTTGTAAATCTCCGTTGCAACATTTAGAATTGTAAGTATTGTCTTTACATAAACAACCTCTTTTACCTCCTTGTGGAGATGTTCTACTTTTTGTTGGTCTCTGATTCCTTGAGTACATCTATTATTTCGTTTAGTAGTTTATCGTCTTCGCTTAATTGGTCTTGTTGTTTATCTTGTGGTCTATTTAGTTTGTCTGCAAAGTAGCCTTCTATTGAAAAGCCTTTTACTTTACCTTCTTTTACATAGTTATTCCAAATATCATCGTTATCAACTTTCATTGCAACCATCCAAGTACCTAAAGGCATATCTAAACCATACTTACGAGATTTGTCGTGTACATCATCCTCTACTAACCAAGATTCAACTATAGTCATACCAGATAGTTTTTCTTCTGTGTGTTCTAATGTTGCTTGTCCTTGATTACCTCGTTTTAAAAACATTTGAGATGCTTTTGCTACTGTATCTTTAGAGAAGTAGATGTAAAACTCATTTTCTCCATTCTTACGATAAATAGGTCGTTCTGGTATAAGTGCTGCACCTATAAGTAGTCTTTTTTCTTTACTTATTTCTGCAAGTCTTATTTGGTCTTGGTTTTTAAGTGCTATAAAATCTTCTTCTATTGCTGGAGACTCAACTACTGATATAGCTTCTATGCCAGATAGTTCTTCGTTCTCATCTATTATTAATTCTATAATTTCCATAGTTCTTTTTTTATAAACGTTTAATTTACTTTTTTGTTTTATTATCCTAGTGATGCTCCTTGTACTATATTGTTTTGTAAGCTTTGTGCAGTTGTTACATCTTGACTCACAACAAATGCTTGTATTGGTGCTTGTTGCCCTAATGCTGCTGCTAATTGATTAGTACCACTTGTACCTAATATGTCAAACGATGGTGTCTGTGGTGTTGTGGCTGTTGGTACAGTAATACTTGGTGTTGATACAGATTGCTCTGAAGCTGTTGATACTGGGTTTTTAGTTGCTTTAATTTGTTTTACAGTTCTAAATCCTTGAACTAATGCTGCCCCATATGCTGCTGCCCCTAAAGCTGGACCTATTATAGGTATGCCAGATAAAGATTTATAAGAATCTTGTGCCGATTGTAGCGTACTTATTGTGGTGGATGCAATTGCTGCTGCTTTTCCAGCCGCAGACTCTTCCCCTAAAATAGTTGATAAATTACTAAACCCTTTTGCAATTATATCAACCTTTTGTTTTTGTGTTAATTCTGCCCAATTTATTTCATTATCAGATTCTGTTTTATTGATATTATCTAATGCTGTAGCTTTACCTTTTTCTAAATTAACAATAGATAAACCTTGTGCTTTTGCTAATGCTATTAATTTATCGTAATGTTCAGTTACTTTTTCAATTTCTAATGCTCTTCTTTCTTCTTGACTTACTGCTTCTGCTTCTCTTATTTGTATTTTTAAATCTGCTAATATTTTTGCAGCTTCTATATCATTAGCATCTTTTTCAACTTTGTCTGCAATCTGTTGGTCTTCTATAATTTTAAGTGCTGCTGCTTCTTCAGCCTTTAACGCAATTGTTTGGCTTGTTACTTCTTTAGCTTTTGTAAGTCTTGCAGTTTCTAAATTTATGAGCTCTGCTTCTAATCTTGCCTCTTCTTCTAAATCTTCTTTTTTAGAACCAGCTAATGCGTTTTCAGCTTGTTTAGCTTCAAGCCTTATTTTAGCTGCTTGTATTTCTTTGTTAGTTATATCTTCCTCAAGTTTACCAGCTTCTTCTAAAAATGCTATTCTTTCTTCAACAGTAAACTTTTCTTTATCTACAGCTTGTTCTAATAATTCGGCTCTTTTTCTATTTGCTTCTGCTCTATCTACTATTAGTTGTCTTTCTAACTTATCTGCCTTTGCTCTTTGGTCTGCAATATCAGAAGCTATTTTACCTTCCTTAATTATTTCTTCTCCAAGTTCTTTAACTGCTTCAGTTGTTTTACCTATTGTATCTTCAACCCCAGTTAAGGTATCTATGTAAGAACTACCAGCAGATTTAGCATCATCCATTGCACCAGCAAAGTCTCCACTAAATACCTTTTTAATTGCACTACCTAAAAAGCCAATTGTATCTATTGCAGCTTCAAATCTGTTTGTAATGTTTTCAACTATAAAGTCTTTAAACTTTTCAATAGCATCTAAAGGGTTTGTAAAAGCATCTATAATTCCATTACCAAGATTAGCAAGTAAGTCTACCAAATTACCAGTAACAGAACTTATAACAAGCATTATTTTATTAAACTTGTTTTGTCCTTCCTCTGTGCTTGTAAATGCAGCACCTAATGCACTAACAGCTAAAACTAATGCACCAATACCAGTAGCAATTATTGCCACCCTCATAGACTTAAAACCAGTTATAACATTTTTTAAGCCTTGCTTTAAACCTTTGAATTTAGTTATCAATCCTCCAGATGCTTGGTCTAAACCACCAAGTGAGTTATCTAAATCTTGTGTGTCCTTTGTAGTTTCTTTTATAGAATCATCTAACTTATCTACGCTTTTAACAGCTTTAGAAGTGTTAGCTTCAAAATTTAAGATATACTTTTCTGCCATTTTATTTGTCTTTTAATTTGTTTGAATCCTTCTTTAAATGTTTCTGGCATTTTGTTTTTGCCTTTTGCTATTTCTATTGTTTTACTTACTCCGTAAAACTCATCTATGTTTAATAATTTTATTACTATCATTATGTTAATACGCTTGGTGTGTAATCACTTTGTTTGGTTATTAGTTCTAATTCACTTTTGTTAGTTAGTAAATTAGTTCTTATGCTATTTATATAATACTCTTGTCCGTTTACAATAAACACATCATTTAGTTCATAGTTTAAAACTATTGATGAGGGTAATTGTGCAGTAAACTTTACAACCCTTGCTTGTTCTTCAAAAAGCTTAACTATGTATTGAGAATAAAATCTATTAAACAAACTATTCTCATTTAAGTTTCCAGTATATTCATTATACTCTATACCAAAGTTTAAAGTATGATTTCTATCTGGACTAACATTAGAAGGAGCGTTGTATTCTTCTATTGCAAGAGAAGTAACTGGGTAATCTCCAGCATCAACTAAATCATTAAAAAACATATACGGACTACCTAAAGTAGTTTTGTTTTCTGCATCTACCCACCATCCAAAAACTAAACCAGTTACATCATCATTATCATCTATTATGTTTATTAATTGACTACGTTGCCCATCTACTTTTACATCATAGCTTTGACCATCGTATTTTTCTGGTGCAGAATAGTTAAGATTTCCGAACTGTTGGCTAAACTGATTTAAGTATCTTAAAGATGTTTGTGTAACAGATGGAGAATAATTAAAGTTTATTCTTGAATATGGTATTGGTCTGTCTATAGTGTTAGAATCTACAACTATGTATTTAGATATATCGTGAGTGTTTCCAGTAGACATAAAGTCATCAAATGTTTCTACATATATTTTACTTGAACCTCTTTTAGTATATGCAGTTAGATTAAACATCTTGAATAGTGTAGTCAAAAAGTCTAATACTTTCATATTAGGTATATAGTCTTGTATAAATACGTTTTGACCTAAAGTAAAAGCATTGTAAGAATAATCGCCATAATCTACTGGAGTTCCATCTTTTAGCGTTCTAGTTATACGGACAGTTTCAGCATCAAAACTTGCACCTATATTAGAATTTAATCTAAACTCTATGTCATAAGTTCTAGAGGATAATGTGCCACTATTTAAATCTCTTAAAGTAACTGTAAAATTATTTGCACCAGTCATTTTTGTCTGATAATCTAATAACTCATTTGTGAGTTTATCTCTTGATATCATTTCCAAATCTCTATCTGGGTCTGTGTCAAGAACTAATCTTATAGAATAGTTATATTCATCACTTACTACTAAATTACCTCCACTCAAATAATCAATACCAGAAGTGAATGTGAAATCTGAAAATGTTAGCTTCTTTGACCTTTGCTCAAAATCAACACCATATCTTGGAATAACAGTTGAACCAGTTTCAGTTACTGGTGTTTTTTCTCTATGCAGCCACAAATACAAATCATCAAATACATCACTATCAAAAAAACTTGTTATACCAGTTTCATCTGTCATATTAAACTCTATATTGTATTGAGTTTGTATTGCTTCTATAATACGTTTGCATTTTATAGATGGTTTTAGTTCTTGGCGTAAATCTGTCCAATTAACACTATTTAAATTATTTATCAGAGGAGCTGGAGATGCTGTACTATAACCATAGAAGTTTTGTAAAGTAATTAAAGGCATAGTAACATTTCTATTTGCAGTGTTAGTAGATGGTAGAGTAGAACTTTGTAAACCAGTTTTAAAAGCATCTAAAAGGTCGTTATTATTTAACAACATATCATAAGCATTTAAAGGATTTAAAGCACTTAATGTTTCATCTCCAAATATATCTTTAAGACTTGAAGTATTGCCAAAGAACACCACCTTATAAGCGTGTGCTTTGTTGTCTTTCATAGATACAGAATCTAATCTAATCTTACCTACTTTAAAATCTGCACCATCAAGTTTTATAATAGCATCTACTCTAAACCTAGCATCATAACCATTTACTATATCGTTGTTGTAGTAATGCTTAAATATCTTATTGTTAGTAGAGGATGCTGGTAAGTTGAACTGCTGACTAAATGGAGTAAACACTAAAGCAATATCTCGTATGTTTTGTTGTGTATCTGTAAGAGTAATTGCTTCATCTTTAAATAAATCAACTCTTGTATTATCTATATATAATTCTAAATTCATTTATCTTATGTTGTTTATAGTATCAAATGCAAAGCTCACATCTATTGTGTAGTTGATTAAACTATCAGTAAGACTTGTTTTGTAATCTATATTGTTATTCTCAATATTTACTGCTAATGTTTTTTCTTTGTATTCTATCCACACTTTATCACTTAAAAATAGTTGTTTAAATATTTCATTATTGCTTTCTGGATAATAACCACTATTTAAAGTAAGTCTTTGATTTGCGTTTTTAGATAGTAATCTAACTTGTGCATTATATGTTTCGTATGTTCCGTTGTTTATTATGTTAGATTTGTATTTGTCTTTTTCAGTAGTCATTGCAAGTTTAGAATTCTTAAACATCCATATATCTTGATATGCTCCAAACTTATTTATAAACGTTAGTTTGTAAGGTGTGTATTTACATTCGTCTATGTTGTCTA